TGCGCCACTATACTTAGGAAATAGTCACTTGTAAATTGTAGTAGTTTATATCTTGTATTACGATAAATCAAATCAATTTACCCCAATTTTGATTTGATTTATGGAGTAAGATTTGTGGCATCTAAAATTACAGTAATACAAAATTTTCTAAAATCTGAGACTGTCTCGGATTTGTCTAATCTATATAATGAAAGCATGGAGTGTCAGGTAAATGTCGCACAGGATAGCGGCACAAGAGTAGAAGGTGATTATAAAGGTAAGCAATGGCATGGTTGGACAGACGGCTATCAAACATGGAAACCTTTTAGAATCCCTTGGGGAGCTAATTCAACCCCAACTTTTGACAAAGAATCAAGTATGTCGTTTGATTTTGAAAATCATGTATTAGGGGTAGGAATGTCAGGGTGGGACTGGGAAGCAAAAGTCTCACGCTGGGTTGCTTTCGATTTTGATGGTATCGTTGGACATGCAGTAGGACTTACTGTAGCTGAAATGGATGCTGTACTAAATCAAGCTCAACAGATTGAATGGATCACAGTTAGAAAGAGTACGTCAGGTGGCGGTATTCATTTATATGTGTTCTTAGATGACATAGCAACAGCCACCCATACAGAACATGCAGCTTTAGCTAGAGCAATTCTAGGTCAGATGTCAGCATTATCAGGTTTCGACTTCACCTCTAAGGTGGATACGTGCGGTGGTAATATGTGGGTATGGCATCGTAAGATGAAAGGGACAGACGGTTTAACATTAATCAAGCAAGGTATAAAACTACTAGAACCGCCTCCCAACTGGAAAGATCATGTTCCTGTTATTAAAAACACTCGACGAAAGAATCTCCCTCAAGTTATAAATAGCTCTGAAGAAGATTTATTTGAAGAACTTACAGGTCAACGCTCAAATGTTAAGTTAGATTCAAAGCATCGTGAATTCATTAACTACCTTAAAGAGAACAATGCTTTATGGTGGTGGGATAATGATCATCATATGCTTGTTACACATACTCATTGGCTTACTAAAGCTTTTGAGGATTTAAATATGTCTGGCATCTTTAAGACTAATACAGATGCAAAGAATATTAATGAACAAAACTGCTTCATGTTCCCATTAAGCAAAGGCTCGTGGATTGTTAGACGATTCTCACGTGGTGCTCAAGAAGCTGATTCGTGGGATCAAGACACGTCAGGCTGGACACGTTGTTATTTTAATAAGCAACCTGACCTCACTATTGCGTCACGTACATTCTCAGGTGTTGAGCTTGAGAAAGGTGGCTTTGTTTTTAATGAAGCTGAGATGGCTGCTAAAGCTATGGCCACGTTAGGTGCACATATTGACCTACCTAGTTGGGCTACACAACGTAAGACAGAATTGAAACGCCATAAAGATGGTAGACTGATTGTCAAAATCAAGCGTGAGGATACTGACAAAGCTGATGATATGCGGGGTTGGTTGACTGAAAAAGGTAACTGGAAGCGTATTTACAATGCTCAGGTCCAAGATATATCTGAACCAGAGACTGCTGCTCAAGATGATTTCATACGTCATTTGACAACGTCAACTGGTGATGATTATGGTTGGACAATTAAGACTGATGCTCAATGGAGAACAGAACCATTACAGCATATTAAGCTAACTCTTAAAGCAATGGGTTACAATGCTAAAGATACTGAGAGTCTACTAGGGAACTCGGTTCTTAAATGTTGGGAACTGGTTAATTTACCTTTTCAGGATCAATACCCTGGGGACCGTAAATGGAATCGTAATGCTGCGCAATTTATGTATAAGCCTACAGAAGAATTAGATAACTTAAAGTACCCATCGTGGGAACTTATTCTTAACCACTGTGGTGAAGGTTTAAATGAAGCTATTAAAGGTGATAATTGGTGTAGTAGTAATAGTATCGTTTGTGGGGCTGACTATCTAAAGTGTTGGATTTCAGCAATCTTTCAAGAGCCACTCGAACCATTGCCCTACCTATTTATGTACGGCCCTCAGAATAGTGGTAAGAGTATCTTCCATGAAGCTATGAGCTTGTTACTTACTAGAGGGTATGTTCGTGCTGACCATGCTATTGAGTCTCAATCAGGCTTTAATGGAGAGTTAGAAAACGCTATCGTTTGTATTATTGAAGAAACTAATCTCTCACAGAGTAAAACAGCATACAATCGAATTAAGGACTGGGTTACGTCACGGCAGATAAATATCCGTAAGATGTATCACACTCCTTATCATGTTCCTAATTCTACTCATTGGATTCAGTGTGCTAACGATATAGATTACTGCCCAGTATTTAGTGGTGATACAAGGATTACTTTATGCTTTGTTGATTCGTTGGATCTTGACATTCTTATCCCTAAAAGAGAATTGATAGCCAGACTAATTAAAGAAGCACCAGACTTCATGGCTTCTTGTATCCATCTTGAAATACCTAAAAGTCGTGATCGGTTAAATCTACCAGTCATAACTACAGGGGATAAAGAACAAATGCAACAGCTTAATTCCTCACCTCTTGAATGTTTCTTAGAGGAATGTTGCCACTATATTCAGGGTGAGATTATTACTATTGCTGACTTTTTTAGAGAATTCAATAACTGGATTGATCCTGATGAAGCTCAAAACTGGAGTAAGATTGTAATTGGTAAACGTATGCCTACTAAGTTTCCTAAAGGCCGTCAAAGAGATGGTACATGGATTTACGGTAACATAGCATTTCAGAAGATAGAGGCAACAAAGCCTAAATTAGTTTTGAAGCAAGGAAAGTTGGTAAGTGTTGTTAAATAAAATTAAAGAAGCTAGGCTTGATACTTTATGTCACGATAGCTATAGAAAGGATTACAAAAATGACAAAGCCCTTTGACCTATTTGCGGCTTTTCAAGAAATAGACGATAGCACCATGATAAAAGCTAAGCGTGAAGAATATCAACGAGCACCTTTTGCTTATCCTGGCGGGAAATCAAAGAGCTTGAAGAACATATTACCACACTTACCTTACCGGGAAAGTTATATTGAACCTTTTGGTGGGTCTGGTGCAGTATTGATTGCAAGACGCCCTAGTAAGTTAGACGTTTACAATGACCGATTCGCAGGTGTAGTTGCTTTTTACCGTTGTATTCAAGATTCTGAAAAGATAATGAAGCTAGTTAATCGCTTAGAAGATACAATACATTCTAGGGAAGAATTTATCTGGTGTCGAGATACATGGAATGAGAACATTCACGATGATGTTGAAAGAGCAGCACGTTGGTATTATATGACAGCCTATTCTTTCTCATCTCTTGGGCGTAACTTTGGTCGCTCTATTAAGGGTGACAATCAGTTGACTAAAAAGTTCCATCGTCACGTTCTTGAGTTTGATAAAATTCATGCTAGAATGAAGCACTGTTTAATCGAGAACCAAGACTGGCGAAACATTCTTGAAGATTTTGACAATCATGATGCTATATTTTATCTTGACCCACCTTACATGGACGCTTACACTGGGACATATAAAGATGAGATTAAGCCTCAAGATCATAAAGATATGTTAAACAAGGTATTTGCGATGGATGGATTTGTAGCTGTATCAGGCTACCCAAATACATTGTATGACAGCTTCGACTGGGATGAGCGACACACTTGGGACGTTATTGTTAGTGTTAAACCTATGGCTTTTCATGCCGAAAATCGTAAAGATAAACCCGAACTGCGAAACAATGCTAACGAAGTATTGTGGATCAAGAAAGAAAGGTAAGAGTATGGCAGATATGCCTCATTTAAATAGTCACGCATTATGTGTGATTGATGTAGAAACAACAGGACTAAACCCTGATGAACACGATATTATTGAAATTTGTGCTGTTGAATTGGACGCTGATATAAAACCAACAGGAACTCCGTTGCAAATTTATATATGCCCTGATCGTCCTGAGAATGCACAACGTCAAGCCTTGAAAGTAAACAGAATAACATTACCTGAAGCTATTAATAGAGGTATGGATTCTATGAAAGCTATTGATAGATTCTGTGAATGGTTCGATTCGTTGAATCTTGCTAAAGGTAAAAAGATAGCACCACTTGGCCATAATTATGGATTTGATAAATCCTTTATAACCAAGTGGTTGGGTGATGACCTCTATAACTTAATGTTTGACTATCATGTCAGAGACTCAGTTATAGCTGCTCACTATCTCAATGATAGAGCTTATTTTAGAAATGAAAAACAACCGTTTTCTAAACAATCTCTAGCTTATTGTTGCAGGGAACTTAATGTTGAGAATCAGTCTGCTCATACAGCGATTGGAGATTGTCTTGCGACTGCTGAAGTATATCGCAAAATGTTACGTCTTGGTTCTCTACTAGGCTAACATGTTCCCATTTAGTATCAACTAATGCCGTTTTTATGATAGCGCCGTGCTTACGGTAGCTATCATTTGAACGGTTTTTTTTATGCACATTTAGGGAAGCTGCAACATTAACGCTGCCTCCAAATGCTCCATCAAATGCCGTTAATACAATGTTATTTATACCTAATAACTTAGCACATGAAGCAGCAAAACTACCAACAAGAGACAAACCGCTAGTATTTGGATGAATGTAGCATTGGTTCGTATCTTCAAACTTAGGTTTTACAAACATTGAAGTTAGAACATCCCCGTCAAAAGTACAAGCAGGGACAACGACATCTATACAAGCCCAAAAGATCTGATTGGGTAAATCAAGCATTTCTACAATATTAATAGCCTCATTACAAGCAATAACCACCATGTTAGGGTCAATCATCTCTTTAGTGATTAAATCTAATGATGGCCCCTTACCAATTATTAAAGCTGTTTTACCTTGACAAGAATCCTTATTAATAGGGAGACTATTATTCCAAGGTAGCCACTGCAATTCATTTGGGTTCTTAAATAAGTCATCACGACCGTTTAAGTATTTTTCTAAATCTGTATTCTTTCTAATAATAAAGAATGTTCCTGACTTACTATTATGTCTAATACCACGCGGTAATTTTTCCATTTTATATAACCTTTATAGAGGATAATGCTGCGTTTAAAGCTATGTTCCACATTGAACCTAGCAACTCTTGTTTAAATTCAGTCTGAGTTTTGTTAAGTTTATTTGCTGCTTCCCAAGATTCATTTAATTTAATACCTGCATTTAAAGAATCTTCAATGGACATATTTGAAATTATACGTGTTAAAACGACACCATAATCACCTTTTAAATAATCTTGAAAGTAACTGTCAATAGTGCTGACATTTTGTTTTAGTAAAGGTGTAAGATAAGCTTGAAGTGCAGGCCTTAAATAAGGCGGTGCCTTTTGAAGATAATAGTCAATATTAATTTGAGTCATTACTTGCTACCTCAAACTGTAACCACCAAGAGGCGTTTATTTTTAAAGCCTCAACAGCTTGTTCATTGGTCATGGCGGGTGCGTCAGTAGCATATTTCTGGGACAGTAATACGTTTTGATGTAGCAAATCTTTATATTCTGGAGATAATTGAACACCTCCACAACCTGGTAAAATTAATAGTAGTAATAATAAGAGCTTCTTCATTTTATCTCCTGAATTTATTGGTTAAAGAGGTGCAATCTATATCACCTAATGTGTATGGTTTTAATGCCTTAAAATGATGGTCCATAACGGCTGATTTTACAAGTAGTTGCCTACCTTGTATCTTCATTACTTTAACAGTCAAGTCCATACCAGACATTATTGTATCTCCTAAACGATTCCACAGATCAACATTACACATCCAACCACAAGCTGTATGAGTCATTAATAATTCTGTTTCTGTCTTTTTAGGTTCTCTGGCTTCCCAATGATTAATTTTATAATTTTTATCAAAATATTGAAAGTCGTGATAACGTGATAGAGATATCCAAGAACCAGGAATCAAGGTTCTTAATCTGGGGACGCAAACTGTATTAGCTCTACAATGATATTTTAGAGCGAGGTCATATCCTTTTGACATTTTAATAGGTGCATCAACACTCATAATAAATTGAGCATCTGACTTATGATCCCATGAATCATATTTAATAATTTGAACCTCACCTTGAGCCTGTATCTGTAATTCATTAATGGTTTTCTCAAGGTGAGGTTCTGTCCCAATAGTATTAACTAAGATTAAGACTTTGCCCCCTACGTCTGGTACAATTTTTAACCACTTTCCAATAGGACAGCTTTCTTCTGCCACTTTAGTTTTAACCTTCATAAAACAACCACACTCTATACATTTATCGTTTCTCAAAGAGTCACAATTAGTACAAATAGCCATACGTTCAGCAGCTTGTTCCTTGGTTGCTACTGGGTTTTCACCTCTACCCACTCTTTTGGCTGAACGTCCTACAGCTTTAATAATTTCCATAATAGTTATTTCCTTTTCAATTATCTTTGTATCCAAGCCAATGGGCCATGTGATTTGTTATCCAATGTGGTTCAAATAAACCTACATAACAGAACAGTGTAACTGCCATATAAATTATTACCATAATTATCCTTAAGGGGTAGTATGTTTTTTACGGTTTAATTCACGTGTTAATTCCCTAATTTGGGTATCGTAATTGTTTTGCATTAATTTTATATTAGTGTCTCTTAATGTTTTTGAGTCTTGTTCTAAAACATTTATACGCAATTCTAAGCTATTAATCTTTTCTAAAAAGAAACGCTCCTCAGCCTTAATACTTTTAAGTAAGCCTTGTTGACCTTTTTCTATAGTGGCAACTCTACCATTATCTTCTATTTCACGCTTATCATCCTCAGCTATTTTCTTGTCGATTTCTCCAATCTCTAGCCTATTTGCGTCAATACGCATATTGCTAGGTTCTTGTAATTGATGAACTAATCCTGCTAATAATCCCATTGCTCCAAGCAATGCAATCAATTTAATGTTACCATTTGAATCTGCTTTTCCTGCCATGTATTATTCCTTTATGGTAGTTATCTCTTTACTCTGGTAATGGGATGTGGTCCACTTCTATTTCAAATAGTGACGCTAGTGATCCATTAGTTACTTCTAAATATAGTTTTTTATCATTATCGTAAGTCTCTAACTTATTACCGAAATCAACATACAGTGGGTTATGTGCAGCTTCATCGTTGAATAAGAACCAAGAATCAACAAGCCAACTAAAACCATTCTCATAATACCACGTACTAGCTGATGCAGCATTTCCAAAGGTGAAAATTACATTCTCAGGACTGTCAACGTTGTGTAAGATATACATAACATCTGGACCATCAACATGATAAAAAGGCGATACATACAAATCTAAGTAACTATAACCCTCGTAATCTTCAATTTCGCACTTTGTTAATAGAGGACTAATATAATAAGGTGGAAAGAAGTAGTTAGCCTCCTCTTCAGCCTCACTATCTACCCATTCAGATCTAATAACATTATGTTCTTCACTGTAATAATTTAGTAAATTACTATCCAGAAAAATTGTATCGCTTTGGACTGAATCTGTTTCATTTTGATTTGATGATGTATCTACTGCAGACAATAAATAGCTAGTTGGATTATCATAATTACTACCACTATATATTAAATATAATGTTGCTAAATAGGTCCCTCCAATCGCAGCGTTTAAAATTCGACTACTACCTTCCTGAGAGTATAAATCATTTTCCAGCCAATCCTCAGTTCCCATATGTTGAAACTTATAATCAACACCATGTATTAAGGACATATCTTCACAGAGTGTAGACTCCCCATAAATCCCCCATAACGTATCAGTATCTCCCAACTTAAAATCAATTAGACCAACACCCTTAGGTGTCGAGCCAGGATGCTTGAATGGGATACCATAAAATTCTTCAAGTAAGGGATCATTTTCAACATTGTTGTATAGATGGGGAGTGTCATCATCTAACCATACTTTGATAGTTTGATCCTCTGCATCATATACCCACGTATCAACTGTATAGACCCCTGTAAAACTAGGCTGAACTAAAATACCTAAAGAATCATACATAGATTTTTGAGTGAGTCTTATTTGTGCAGTTTCGGGGTGCCAATTAACTAAAACATCGCCCAAGGTTATAATGTCACCCTCATCAACACCACCATACTCTGTCTTAATAACAGGTTGCCACATTTGCTTATAGTTACTTAGAATACTTAAACGTGGTTGAACATGCCATCTAGGATTGGGGCGAGGTGGTGAGATGTCACCAGTAGGGTCTTTAGCTAACCACCAGCTTCGTGTATTGTCTCTCCACCAGGTATTGGCATAAAGTATGTCTCTATCGAATTCGATAGAAACCACTTCTGTGTCCATAGATACGTCAGCTTCGATAGACAAAGCGAAATTATCAGACTCAGAACCAGGTTGAGGCGAGATTGTACCGTTGCTACCACGCCAATTAGTTGGTTGCTGTGTCCCAAAGCCTGATTGCATATTAGGTATAATATCTTGGGGGTTGTAAATTTCTATTACATATTTCTTAGAATCAATATTTTCTGGGGCTATTGGTGTTGTAACATTGACATAACGGTAATTCTTTTCTGTAGCTGGCTCACCATTATGAGGGACCATGTGTCTAGGTTTAAAAAGCTCTTTTAATCCAGCTGGTCCACGAACCTCAAAATCAGTATGTAATCTAGTGTCAGTATCCATTTCAACATAGCTTGGTGTAGCGATGTTGTGAATCCTTACTAGAGTTGTTATGGATATAGCATTAATAAGACCTGTATTACTATTATCACTAGCATCATCTTCAGAAGCAGGATCATATTGCCCTTCATTTAGCTCTAGCTCATAAGCCATTTTTGCCATACCACAACCAATGACTGAATAACCTGGCTCATCGTGTCTTGGTTCTTGATACACCAGACCATCATCACCTCTAACTATGACCCTTTCGGCTGTTGTTCCCGCTGGACCACAGTTGGGTGCACACGAATCTATTGCATTAGATTGCGCAGGGTAGGTTCGACCCCAATGATGAATATACACAGCATAAAATAAATCAGTGGTTGGGTATGTACCAAATGGCTGCTTATCTTCAGCTAGCCAAGTCTCTACATCCTCAATAGCAGGCTGCTCTTTTACATAAATTATATCAGTCTCAGAAGCTTTATTATATATAGGGTTACCCTGCTCTCTAAGATAATCAGTTCCAGAAGGTAACCACAGGTCTTTATGTGTATCATAAGCAAAACTCATAGCAGTCTCTAAATCATGCTTTCTAGGTCTAAATTTATCTTCCATCTCTATAATATATACATCACTTTGATAAGTATCAACACCAAACAATCTATCATACATTGTAAGGTCCCACGAAGATGGGGAACCAATAGTAATACTATTATAACGGGGATCAGGTCTAAGGTTATCAGAGGTAAAATTAAATCTATTAACACTTGAAGGTGCCACATTTTTAAATTTAAATAAGTCAAATAATTCTTGCATATCTTTGAACATTCTCCAATGCCCTTCCCACAGTGGATCAGTGTTAGGGTTCTCACCGGCTGAACTAAAATCATGTTGATCCTGATGACGCCACATTAAGGCCCTACCATAACCACCTGCTGAATCAAAGTCACCTTCTGGTGGTTTAACAGGTAAGATGGGTTTACCATCCACATCATCAGCATTAAATATAGCTGTGTCTAAAGTGATGATTTCATAAATCTCTTCTTCAGGGTCACCTGCAAATCGAAACCATCTAGAGTTATGTTCAGGATAAAAGCTATAATCGTTGTAAGTATCATTGTACCAGTAGTATTGTCCTGGTCCTGATACATCTGGATATATTGTACCCTCGCCAACTTCAATTTCTACAACATATGTCGATACATTATACCAGCCAGGGTATACGTCTGTGAATGGTCTCTCACCAGACTTTTCACCTGGCCACATATAAGGCTTTCTGCCTAACGTGTAACGATAAATCTTTCTCCATGTCGCCGAAGTAATAGGCATGACGTCAGCTAAGAAACCCTCCATAGCTTGATCACCAGTTGAAAATCTTGCATCGCCGTAACCAGCTGTGTCATCGTCGACATCCTTGTTGTAAGTGTTGGGCCAATATCTAACGGAACCGCCGTCTGGGAAAGTAACAAAAGCCATTGCATCAGTTGGGTCATTAATATCTGGATTGAATTGATGCCAAAGATTCGAGTGGGGATCACATTCTATATTTACAACATTTATACAAGGGTTTTCATGGTAAGAAGCACGAAACTCTTCTCTAGCTTTAAGAATAGCTTCTGGTGCCCACGGAGTCTCTGTATCTAACCACCAGTCAAAACCCCATTCACCCTCTATATATTCAGTCTGATTCGCTGAATCATAAAGTAAAGATAAGCCTAACTCAAAACTTGAAGAATTATGTCCCCATGTTTCAAGACTGCCTTTCTGGATATTATGAGCCTGGCTCTCACGATAACTGTCAAAATCACAACCCTCAGAATCACAAGTTTCTTCACCATAATACCAAGTACCACTATCACCTTTACCCCATTGAAAAAGAGGATTCTGTTTATTATAGATTTCCTTCCAATCAGGATTGATTATGAATTCCCATTGAGGTAAGGATGTAAAATATTGAACGTAAGATTGATAGCTACCATAATTATGATCATTGGTTCTAGCACTGGTATATATATTATTCTGTATAGCAGTCATAATCTCATCACCATATAAATCCTTAAAACATGAGGGTGACGATGGATCATCAATATCATATCCTGAGAATATAGTGGGCATATTAGATAGACCGACTTTAATTTTTCGACCTGTGCCACCATCGGTACCTCCAATTAAACCCCTATAAGCCCAAGGATAATATTGCTGTTCAGTTGAGACATAACTCCTATAACCAATTGAAACATCATACCAGTGATAAGAAGCAATGGCATCTTGAGGACCGAGCTTATCTATATCTGTAATTTGTTTAGCTTCAAGGGAATAATGGTCTTTATACCAATGGGTCCTACCTGTATCTACATAGGTTAGAGGCCGTCGATGTTCTCTTGGGTCAAGACTGATTGGGAACATCGCTGAAGAGTCCACCATAAAACAATTCCACACAAACTCATAATCAGGATTATCTTCTAATGGATTTGCACAATTAGCATATTGATATGTAGCCCATACCATTTTCCTATGACTGTTTCTGTCAAAATGATGGTATAAATGAGGATTGACTGTTCGAATCCAATGTCCGTAACCCCAAGCGTCATCTTCATTAGTATCCCAACTCTGCTTACCACCTGCTGGAGGTCTATTCCATAGTGGTAGATCCATCAATGGTAAACCAGTTTCTTCATCTTCTGTAATTAGATATGGCAGGTCTTGATTGCCCTCATCAAACAGAAAAGGATTCGGCCGATCAAGAACAGCATGAGCCAATGGATGATTCTCTCTCTCAGGTGGCGCACCATTATTATAATTACTACTACCAAACTGTAATGGTTTTGTAAGGGTATAAAGATCGCCACGAAAATTATGTACAATTTTAGCAGGGTCGCCAGCTTCATTAACAAGTTGCTGAGGGTCAGCAGCTTGACCTCCTGACCAGAACTCTTCATTTGGGTATTTAGTAGTTTCACTTGCATAATGGTCTTTAATACATTTATAGAATAACCGTAATTGGTCATCATAAACCCATTCTTCATACGGCCAGATTCCTGGGTTAGTAAGGTATGTTACTCCCGCTATCCAAGCAGGATATGATTTAATCTTATCTAATTCATCAGATTTAATATCTATCACAGTACCACCTGTAGTAGTGTAATCGTTTACACGATAAAAGCCATCTGCAAACTGAGAGCCAACAATCTTAAAAGGGGTATGTTTTCTAAACCAACCATATTTATCTTCCCAAGTTGTATCAGCGATACTAACCTGTTGATTCACTAAATCAATCCCATCTATTGGATACTCCCACTTCTCACCATAATATACCGTTAGAGGCCCACCAAAACTACCGCTAATGCGTCCTTCCCAGCCACCGTTATTAGTTGAAACTGCTTTATAAGGGGTACTAGGTTCTTTACCCCATATTTCAGAGCCAGGATAAAACCAATCCATGCCATTTTGATAACTGTCGTGGGGCGGGTGATCGGGCGGTCCAAGCACCTCTTCAAAATAAGGACGCACAGATGGGTATGGTAATTTGTCTAACTCCTCAGTTTCTACTATATTCTGACAAGTACCAAAAGGTAACATTCTATCAAAAAAGTGTTTAGAATTATAACGGTGTTCTTTCCAATGCTCATCAGGAACGTCATCCCCATTGCCTTGAATACGAACACCAGTTTTATTTTTAGGATTCCAATATACTCTACCATTTTCTTTTTTAACGTCAGTCACCATAATAAAATCTCTTGCATATATAGGGTGAGCATCGTCATTATAGATGGTAAAACATACTTTGCGTATATCTTCTGCCATCATATGGTCGATTTCTGACCCGCTACTTAGATTGTCAAAATCATACTGGTACCAATAATTACTCATCTGAACACCGCCATTGCTCTATTCTCATCAGCATGCCATTTAAGTGACCCTTCACTCCCGACATGTATTAAGGCTGATAGTATAAAAAATGTACCTGGTGTGACTGGGTCTTGGACAAGAGGTATATAAGTTGACTCAGGGAACCAAGGTATACAGTCAATCAAAGGGTCACCTGCTAAAGACTCATTAATAACTATATCATTTTGAAGAACCCAGAATATACCTCCTACACTTCCTGTTGCAGGATCGGCCTCAACACCGCCGGCATACTGTGTTTCTGTTGGCGGTAATACTATTAAAGGATCAGGATCAATGGTTTTAATACATCTATATGATGCATTATCTGAACCTTTAACGACAACCCCTAATATATAATTATTTTCATATGTAACAGTAGCCCACCCAGCTAATAAATCAGTAGCTAGCCTAAGTGTGTAAGATGAATTTTCAGCTGTAGGAGGGTCTACAGCTGGGTCAGCATAATTTAATTCAGTTATAACCTCAGCCCATACTACATTACCACCACCGTCGCCACCGCCACTACCAACTTCGGTACCGTCAATTAAAGTTGGAGTAACTAAATACCATCCGTCATCTACCCTAAAAGAGACCATAATATCATCATCTGGCTTAAGGAGAGGATGACAATCTATAATGTTAGCTACATCTAAGGGTAAGGTAGCTTTGCAATCCTGTTCAGAACCATAAGCTCCTAAATCATCGGCTATTTTTATTCTGAAAGTATCGCCCGTTTCTGGGACGGATATTACTACAGCATGGTACAAGTTTGCGCCAGAGCCATCTTTTATAAACTCAGACGGATTGTCTGGATCTTCTAATATTTCTTGATCAGTTGTTTGCAAAGCGCTCCCGCTAGGTCTTTTTTTAATTCCAGTTCCCCTTCGTGAAGATCGTGGTTCACTTGTTACAGCAACTCTGTAGTCATGTAGAGATGTTCCAGCCAATAGATCGGTCGAATCACCTAAAAACCTATTCTCTGGATTTACTTCTCCTTCAATTACATTCTCTACATAAGACTTATCAGAGAAAGCATCTGTACCAGCTTCAATTGATAGTAAAACAGTTACTGTCAATCTGTTAGCAACAGTGTCCAATACAATTTCTGTGATACGTCCAAATGCAAATTCAGCTACAGCAGGAAACCCAATTTCAGGAAGATTTAGAATGTTATCTGATAAATCTAATTTCACGACATCAAAGACTTGAAGATCCATTTGGTCAAGAAAGCAATTAAATGTAATAGTTCTCCATGAGCGCGACATTCTTCCAAGCCAATATGCCATAACTTCTTTAATTAACTTTACATTCCAATAGGCCCAATAGGATTCAGCAATATCAATCTCACCAAATTTATCAACATTTTCTTTAAGAGTTGTTACTTTAGTTTCTTGGCTATGGTCTTTTTTGTACTCAGAAACCATAACTGTATCAATATCATAATAATCAGTCTGACCAATACTTATGGAATCAAGCTCAATATGATCATCAGTTAAAGTTTTATCAAAATTAACTAGTTCCCCACCTTCCAAGATTGGATGAACTTCACCTGATTGATCAATTATTAAATTAACTAATTCAATCTCAGTGCCAGTTATTCTAAGAGCGCAACCACATTGATAAGCTAATTCACGGCAAACAGTCATCACCTCACGTTTTTCTCGTATTACAAAGCCAACCTTGAAATCCTCTAAAGAATCTTCTACATCTTCATTGTTCGCATGTAATGTATATTGTATTGGCTTGTCACCGACTGCTACCTGCCTATAATGTTCTTCAACAATGATTTTGACAATCTTAGCAGCGTTACCCGTATCAGAACTTGTTAAAGATACATAAATATCATCTTCCCACTCTTCACCAATATAGTAAGTCAGGTCATTATACATTTTAATGGCTGTTACCGAAGTTGGTGATCCTGCTGTAGGCTTCATTTTGCCTGAGGGGTTATAAGCACTTACAACCTCAAAGTAAGACGAGGGTACATGGGATAATATCTTTTCGCCATCTATTGTCCTATAAGCCATAACTTCCCTAACATTGCTACCTGGTGTTATGTTAGCAATATAATATACATTGGCATTTTCAGATTGCAATGTTACTGATGCTCCTACGGGTAACGTCCAATCAGAATTAACCTTAAGGTTCATAAAATAGAATTTGCCTAAGGTAAATATTATTGTTTTTCTAAAACCCCAAGCTAATTGTGCTACTTTACCTGCTTCAGTTGCATCTGTGTCAGTCTCATCTAAATCTTTCTCCCAACCATAGGCAAAGATACATCTTAGGCCTTCTTGTTTCGTACAATAATTCACCAGTTCGTATTCGTCCTCGGTACTTGTGCGAATCATCCACATTCCACGTAAACGCATACCAGCGTCAAACTGTGCTTGAGTTATCCATGCAAAATATCGGCTATGACTCGTTTCGCCATAAATTTGATCAGGGTCTCTTGGGCCCCATTGTACTGTAGGATAATTTGGCAACAAAGTAGAAGACATTGTAAGATTATCGTTATTGAAGGTTCCCGTAAACTTTGCATCTGCAAGATAAAGGTTCTTACTACCTGTACCAAAATCAGCACCATTAGTTACAGGGACTACTATAGTAGGGTCCGACGAATTCAAGTCTTTTTCGGTTACACCTTGTAAAATATTAGTAACCTTAACAGCTTTGATACGCTTAACACTACCATAGCAAAGAGGCCAGCCACCAGGATTATAGTCTGAGTTGGCATTGATATAATCTTTATTATCGGGTTGGTACCCCATAGATTCATTATATTGGATTTCAGAAATCGACAACTGTATCTTTTGTCCTGTTTCTGACCATATCGGTTTTGAATCTAATCTACCCTTAAGTAACTCGATAGACCCTGTATCTTCGACCCCTTCTCCAGTAGTATCAAAAGTCATTTCTACTATAACAGGTAGTTCATACCAATCATCTGATGCTAACTTAGAAAGGAACTCGTCCTGATTCTCTGAATCTGTTAAAGTAAATGATATAGCTGTAGAGTGTGCACTGTTTATTGAATCAGTACGATAATTGATAGACTCAATAGATAGGATATTAGCTTTTTCTACTGCAGCTGGAAGCGTTATGACTTTAGTTGCATAAACAATATCATCTATAGTAATTTTATATATAGGCTCTGTACCTATTTTAGTTTTCGCTAGTTCAGTTAATTCATCTCTCATGATTCGTCTAACACTCCCATAAATTCTATTGTGATTGAGTAACCTTCGGTATTAAAATCCTCAGGGATATTAACATGGTTATCCTGATGAGTTTCACCTGCCTGTAAAGTAGGGGTACACATACTTTTGCTACCTACTAGCGAGAAGGGGTTAGTTAATATTCTACAATTTATCCAAGTGTTTCCTGCCCAATCTACAATAGTTATAGATTCAGCCATATTGTCTTTTAATGAATTAAATAATGATAATATATCGTCATAGTGATTGAAGCCAATATCCCAAGTGAAGTAAGTATAGCCCGGTCTTTTAATATAGGTATATCTATCTCCTCCTCGAGTTCTATAAATCTGCAGACCCTCAGGTGGGTCAATACTGAATGAATCACCCCAATCTGGATTTCTTAAAGTAATACCATTAACAATCATTCTAGAATCCCCTCTAACTCTAATAAAAAGGTATTATAATCTTTACCTTTTTGAATATAAGCAGGTTGTCGTAAAGCGATCATACTATATGTTTCTCCAGTCTGATCAGTCACAAGAAGCTTTTTACCCACAGTTAATTTAAAGAATGCATGGTAGACTTCAATATCTACATCAGCAATACCCGAAAAGGACCAGTCAAATTTATAGTATTCTTGGCCACCTTTAATTGCATTAGGGACTCCACCTAAACTAAACTGTATATATTTAGAACCAAACATACTTACTGTAGATCCGAACTCTGGTACTTTAATTATAATACCTGTACTCTGGTTATCTTCATCCTGAACCCTAACTAATCCAAACCCACTTAGGGAGTTACCATCATGGTATATACCGCTACCACCTCGTCCTTCATACCACTCATCACAAGTTAAAGGATTTGTAAAATCAATCATCTTAACATACCTTTCCGCATTTCAGCTTTAATGTTTCTAGCTAATTGACCTGCAGTCAACATTGGTGCCCCAGAATCAGGCATGCTCACATTAATATCTCCAACTGTATGGTTAGTTGTATTAGATGTTTGTTGAGGTGTTCTTTGACCGTAATTCATTGGAACTAATTTACCATAGAATCGGGATGTAGATGCCTTATCCATGACATACTCACCTGGGGTCAACATAGCAGGAACAGTATCTGTACCTTTACTAATAAACATACCTTTGTTAGCATACTGAACTTTACCCCCTGTAGCATATCCTTTAATTTTACCACCAAGATTCGATCCTTTAGCAGCTTTAGCAGCATCAATATTAACCTTATTAGAAGCGTTAGCAAAATTTTCTAGTAATAGGTTTAACCTCTCGAGAGCCAAGTTAGCCTCACCGACAACGGTAATACCACTTTCCAAAGTACCATTATATTCATTATGTATCTTTAACAATTCTGTATTGGCTATAACTTCAGCTTCTATAGCTTTTACCAAAAGCTTTTCTTGTTCAGCTATAGCATCAATCTTAGGTTCTAAATTTTCAGTTTCTCTGATTAAATCTTGAAAACGTTTAATCAAGTTATTATAGAAGTCTGGGCTACCACTAGCCTCTTCAGGAATCTTAGTTTGTATAGTTTTAAATAGTTCAGAAAACTTACTCTGAGCTGCAACTAAATCATTGATGCCCTCTACTTGTTTTTTAGGTGATAGTTCTTGAAACGCAACAAGCATATCTATTATAGCCTGTGCATCTGGGGCTAGCTTTGTAGTCTTAAACCTCTCTTCTCTGCCAAACAGATTGTCAGAATCTACTTCTCGGAAAGATAAGTTCAGATCTTTAATTTTGAGCAATTCACCAGCTAGCTGTTGAGAAAGACCTTTATTAGCTTGATCTGCTGTATCTAAAGTTTTTACAGATGACTTAACAGATTTTTCTAAAGTTGTTTGCAATTTTAACAAAGCATCTCTGGTATCTGATAGACCATTCACTACGCCATCAAGACCATCAACTATTGCCTTATTTTCATCCAACTCAGTCTTGATTGCTGTACCATCTTTAACTGCTTCTGTGAATCCTTTGGCTAAACCTTGGACAGCTTTAGTAAGATCAGTACCATGTAAAGCTGTCAGCATATCCGTTATATGACTTATATTCTTTTCAATAGGATCAAACGGAATGTTACTTATAGCTATACCAAATTTATCAGTGATACCTGCGAGAGATGCACTTATTACATCTGCTGTTGTCTTTAATTCCTTTAAGAATGCAGCGTGGACGCTAATTTGCTTATCTGCTGCTTTTATAGCGTCATCTATAGCCTTATTAGCTACTTTTTCAAATTGGTCAACATCGGCAATTAACTGACTTTCGAGAGTTTTGTTTAATGGTATCCTACTAAGTTCATCTCTTAATCCCTGAAGTTTGTCTATAGATGTGGATAGGTTTTGTTGAGCTGTCTGAACACTAAGCTGCGTATTTCTGCCTGGTGTAGTGTTCTTCTGATTCTTTTCCTTCTTAGCATTATTCTTATCGTCTCTATCAAGCTGATTATTCTCTGCAGCAATTAGTTTCTTCCTTGCTTGTTCGACTATCTTTTCTTCTTTTTCTATTGCCGCTTTTACAGCTTTCACACGGTCTTTTAAGCCGTTTGTCAGAAGGTCTTTCAATCTATTTTGATAATCCAGAAATTTGTCAGCAGCTTTTGTATAATCCTCTGCAGAGAGACCTTTTGTTTTCATCGTTGCTTCAGCCTTAGCTATCTGCCTACGAATATAAGGTTCAACATCATCTTCTTCTAATAAACCTTCTCTAATAGAAGTTCGTAAACTATCAAAAGAGACAGTCATCCTGCCAAGTAGATTTTCTAAATCTTGAATCTCTTTCTGCAGTAGTTTAACTCTACTTGTAACGTCAGCAGCTACGCCTGCGATTTTTGATATGATATCATTAGCTAGAGGGTTTAAAGTTTTTAAAGATTCCTTTAACTTAATTTCTAATTCTTCAACGTTGTCTTTGGCTATCTGTACTTGGCCTCCAAAATTACCTATTATATCAGCAGCAGTTATATTAACCTCACGAGAAACATCCTTAAATTTATCAAGAATAGATTCAATAGCTTCAAGCTCTTCAGATACGGCTTTGGTTCTCGCTAACTCAGCATTCATCTCCCTTATCGCATCTCTAGCATTTTTAGCTTTAACAGCTGCACTAATTAGCTTTTCAATAAGTAATGCGATACCGACTATAGCTACAGTAATAACCATAGTAGCTAGCATTGATTTCCACGCTATCATAAGTACTCGTATTCTTTGAGTAGCGGTTAACATAAGAACATTACTCATTCTCAGTATTGCTGTAGTTCGGAGCCATTGTTTGGTTACCAATGGTATTAATACCGACAAAACTTTATAGCCTGCTATTAATCCACCACCGATGAAAAGTAAACTTATTAGTTTCTTAGTAACAACTGCTAAGCCACTTATACGGACTTCATTGCCCAAGGCGTCTTTACTATTTTGAGCAAAAGCATCTGAAACAGCCATAATAGCTTCAACAAGAACAGGAGTATAGGTACTCTGGAATAAGTTACTAATCTCATTCACAGCCTTAGATAATTTTTCACCTGGAGTTTGGAACTGGAATGAAAAAGCTTCATCATATGCGACTTGAGCTGATTCACCTAACTTATTAAAAGTACCTATCGACTTGTCCATCTGTCTAACCAGAGCGGCAATACCAGTTGATGGTCTAATCCTACCAAGTAATTTAGCAATCTCTGTTGATGAACCCTCTGTAGCAATGCTTAGTTTCTCTAGTGTACCTACCCAACCAAAAGTCTGAATAGCAGCTTCACCTGAGCTAACACCCCATTTATCATATAATTCTAACATTGCATCTGTAGGCTGGGCTAACTTCATCATGATTCCGCGCATCAAGGTTACAGCCTCAGTTGCTTTAACACCTTGAATAGTTATTGCTGCTATTGAACCTAACAACTCTCGAAGTGATAAACCTAATTGAGCAGCAGGTACAGCAGCCCTACCAAAAGTATTAGCTAACTCTTGAGCACGCACACGACCTAATTCAATTGTTCTAAAGAATAAAGCTGCGACTGGTTCAACATCTGAAGCAGTCATACCATAAGCATTAATCGCTGCTGTCAAAAGATTCACTGAATCTTCAGCAGAAGATTTTGTTATTTTAGCAAATTTGAAAACAGCTCTAGAGAAGTTTTCTGTCTCCTGGACACCCTTAGCAACCTGATTAGAGAGTATTTGGTAACGGGCATTTGCCGCGTCAACAGCATCTATATTAAATTCATTAGATAGTTTAATTAAAGATGCAGTCCATTGTTCTGTGGTCGCATTATTCTCTTGAGATATTGTTTTGATTTCAGAAATCGCTGTTTGAAATTCAATTAACTTTCTAACAGATTCTGCTAACGCTACTTGCAAAGCATATAAAGCTCTACGAATTAAAAATATAGCTAAAATTTGAGCCATACCTTGGGCACTTGCAGACACCCTATCCATTGCATGTTTTGTTTTCTCAGCTGCTAGAGCAGACTTTTTTAAATCAGCTGCTAATTTATCAGCTTTATTCTTCTCCATCTTTCGATTTAATAAATCTTGGGCTGCAGCTGCTTTTTTAGTTACTTTAGCCTGCCTCTCCAATGCCGCTTTTGCTTTGTCTCTTGCCTTTTGCTGTTCAGCTAACCATTTATTAGATGCTTTATGTCTTTTAGATAGAGCAGCTTGAGCCGCTGCTTCCTTCTTGAGTGCTTCTGCTTTAGCTCTTGCGGCTTTAGCCGCTTTCTCTTTAGCTAAAGCCAATTTCTCTTCATCTGATTTGGCGTCTAGAACACCACGTGAGAACTTCTTGAGGTCACTCAGCTTTTTCCTGTTATTTTCAATTTTAGCATTATTTTTCAGACTTTTAGCAAATTCTTTAGCTTGTTTGTTGTTATCTGCTAAAGATTGTTGTAACTTAACGTTAGCTGCTGTCAGAGACTCAGCAGAATCCTTTGCTTCTTTTTGAGATAATGCCAGTTTTGATGCTGCTGTTTCCGCTAATTTAAACGTGTCCGCTAATGATCTAAGAGTCTTTTCTGTTTGTCTAAAGCTTAATCCAACTTTTCTACCGTCCTCAGTTAAACCTTCTACTCTAATTCTGTATTTCTTAGTACCTTTTTCCCCTTTGCTATAAACACTTGTGAGACTATGGATTGAAGTCTCATGTATTTTGAGAGCCTTGTTTAGATGTGTAAGGGCTTTTATGGCACCAGAAGCATCCAAGTCCAATTTAAAGTCATTTGTATCTTCACTAGCCATTATTTAGGCTCCTATTTAAAATGTCTTACAGATGTAATGTGTTTAGTAATTTCCGGCAATTTAGCATTAGCCTCCAGATACTTCTTAGCAGCTAATCGACCAGCTTGAAAAGCTTCCCACGGTGTATGGTGCTTTAACGGTTTGTTACTTGGGTACTTATCTAATATATTTAAGTGCCTTACATTTGATCTAAAATGAAAACGCACTTTATTTTTTGATTTAATAAATCTTGCTTCACCCTGTGCACGTCCTTTAGCAATATTGTTAATTATTACTGTTTGACCAAATGCCTTTTTTGTTGCCACTGGGTTTCCTACTACTATTTGTGCACCACATAATACCGCGCCCCGAAGTAGTGAGCCTTTTGCCTCACCGCTCCAGACGGGTATTTTTTCAGAAGCCACTATAAAAAACTGTTGTGCAGCTTTCTTAACAACTTTTTTATTTTTACGCATAGCAGCTTTAGCAAATTTCTCGACATCTATTTGGGGTATAAACCCTGATATATTTAAACTAATAAAACCACTCATAATTGTCTTGGAACTCCTATTGCTGCCATTTCCATTTCTTCGTAACACCTTATCTGATTAAAGCTAATTAACATAGCTTGAATCCAAGGGCTACATTCTTCAAACTTATCTCGCACGCCTGGAGGTTTCATATTGAAACGCTCACAGACTTGCCAGATAGTATACTCTAACTTTCTACCGTCGGGGAGCTTGGTTGAGACTGTGCCGCCCGTTGCGCTGCTAAAAAACGTTTCTTTGCTTCCTCGATTCGAGTATCGCTAAGACCGTTTGCTTCCATAACACCTTGGAGAATCTGCCCCATGTGGACAGTATTAAAGCCAGCTTCTGTTAGCTCATTTTCATAAAACTCCCATGTATCAGGATTGGCTAAATCAACCTTGTCCCAAGTTAAACCCTCAGTAGGTTCAACAGACACAATGAACATATAGGCTACACGTTTTTTACTATGAGCTTCTAATGCTTCAAGATAATCCTTATCGGTTTCATCAGGTGTTGGAGCAGAATCACCCCGTCTTAATACTTTAGGTGCTTCTGGTGCTGGACATAATCTATCGAAATCATCATAACTTTCGATAATACAGCATTCAAAAATAACTTCACTATCTCCTCGAATAATCGGGACGATAATATTGGTCGTGATACTTAGGTCTATTCCTGCAATTTTCATAATAGTTAATCCTTAAAAAGTTGGGTTAGTACGTTAATTAAATTTATGCGAATGTCAACGTTGACAAATTGCATTTACCTGTTACAGATACCGTACCAGCACTCAAGTCATAAGACATTTCCTCATAACGAAAGTCGGCTAATACGATTGTTTCATCAATATCACCACATGCAGGGTCAAAAGCGACTTCTATATCGCACGCATATGGCTCACAATCATCACTTGATGTCGATACATATGGGGTTACACCTTTAATTATATCCCGAATATTATCAGACGTTGTTGTCAATGTAGATGATTTCAACCATTCCCATGTAAAGTCAAAACTTACATCAACTGGTTCTTCATCACCTAAACGAACAGTATCTAGGGTACCCCTGTCTAAAGTGTACTCTACTGCCCTTTTCTCAGAGAAAGTAATATTGCCTTCTCCAATCTTTACTACAATTTCTAACGGTGTACCTGTACCGTCCTTAATTTTAATTGTCGCTTCCGCGAGTGTTCTTTGACTCATAATTAAGTCTCCAAAAATTATTCGTTAATTATTACCTTGTAGTCACCTACAATGTTAGCTTGTAATATATCTAGACTCTGATCTATTTGGCCTAGATTTTCAATATTAATACCTTCTTTATTATTTAACTGTAACATCCCGACTTCAGTTGTCCCATTATAAAGTAATATACAGTTAGCAAATGCTTCATTCACTTGCTGTATGTTTTCAATATGCTTGGTTGGATTGGTTAAATCAATCTTTGTCACAACCAAAGTCTGTACAGTGCAGTTTGATACAAAAGTACCTTTTGACCCTTCAGCCATGTCTGGACCATCCAAACGTATCTCACAATAATCTGTTTGTGCTTCAGTACGTCTTTCAGTACCTTCAACAAATGTATGTAAGGTAATAGAATCTGTAAAGTGTTTCATAATAGACAGTAATGTCCATTTTGGTAATGTACCTTTTAAACCCATTAGGAAGCCTCCATCCTGACACAAGCAGCCACAAAAGAATTTCCCTCAAAGTAATCTTCAAGAGATTCTATACCATAAGTAGAATTATTATAAGTTATAACAGTTTGTTTGGATAGTATGAAACTACCCAAATCGCCTTTATCAATAATAATTTCTATGTCAGCTAAACTTACCTGACCAACACCAACAGCTAACCTACTTTGTGTGATAGGCATGACTGTTGCACGCATAATATCTTTTGTAACTATGTTCCGTCCAGACGCTGTGCCTAATGACCAGTCTATAGTTGCTGCATTAAGAGCGTTAGTAAGCAATAAACTCACGCCATATTGGCGTTTCATTGCTCTAAGGTTTGATTGTATAAATCCAAATTGTACCATATTACTACTCCAAAATGTGGTGTGTGGGGATTAACCCACACACCAAGCCATACTAACCCAACAATACAGCTCCTAAGTCTGATTAGTTGTAAAGTAAACCACCGAGATCAGTGTCAAGAACCTTAACACCACAAAGAACATCAACAGTCACTAAGTGACCTTGTTTATCGCCATCATAAGTAATAACCACGCGAATACCGACGCCGTCATAGTCAACAACAGCTGACAATGCGCCAGTACCGTCTTTTGGCTTGGCCAAAGGTCGACTAACAAACGATATAGCATTACGATGAAAAGCGAAGCCATAATCACCATGAGGGTAATAATAAACAGCTGCATCATCTGCAATAGCAGCTTCAAGTGGTCGGTCTAATTGAACCCTTAGATGACCCGGACCAGATATATCTTCAGTATCAATAACAGTATACCAGTATCCAGATATTTCTAAGTGCATACCAGTGTAAAGTTCAGATGTACTTGCAACAATATCGGCACTATCCATTTCAATAAAACCGTCATAACCGATGGCATAACCAGCAGCCTGATCTATCGTAGCGGCGTTTATTATTTGAACAACAGCATTGTCAGCAACATCAGCTTCTAAAGCTGTTTCTATTGTGACTGCAAGAGTAGAAATACTTACAATACGTCTTGGACGGTCATCACCAGTAACTACAATGTATTGACTAGCTGCCATACCACTAACAGAATCGACATTAACAGTTAAAGATCCTTTTACTTCAGCCTGAGAAGTATTTGTATCTGATGTACCATTAGTAGGTTTAGGTGATGTGAGATTATTCTGACTCATAAATGTACTGAAACCAGCTTTTTGACCTAAGCTGGCCTCACGCATAGCAGTTCCTTCATCACCGACACGATCAGCGTCTGTAAATGCATCGTCTTTAAGTAACTCTGTTTCCATATCAGGTGTTAAGATTAAGTTACGGCCCGTAGCATGAGCTTTATTCTTATTCATGACATTACGCAGATCTAAAAGACTCTCTTTAGACCCAACACTTGCCATCCTACCTAAGCCACCACCTAAATTTTCTTTAAACTGAATGGCTTGACCTAATAAGATTTTGTCAATCGACTGCGCAATAGCGACAACAGCTGGATTAAGATATTCTGCTACCAAGCTTTGGAAAGATTTACTTTCTTCACCATCACGAATTAAAAATGAAACATGTAAATGTTGATCTAGTTTGACAGCAATATTAGTTGCTGACGCGTCTTGAATAGTTACATTATCATTTATACCTTTACGTTTACCTGAAAAAGTACTAGGCTTACGAGTATTAACCACATCACCATGTTGAGCAATTTCATTTTTAAAGTCTGTGTGAACTAGATTAGCAATAACCATGTTCTCTAAAAGAATAGCGATACTTTCATTCGCCCAGACTTCTGGAACCCATGCGTCAACTGTATTATCATATACAGGTTTAAAACTATTAACAAATTTATTTATCATAATATATTACCTTTTTTACGTTGTTCTAAATAATTGGCAGTATTAGTAAGATCACCTACTCCACCTTTACCGCCTTTACCGCCTTGACCGCCAAGACCGCTTACCTTTTTACCTTTGAAGAGATTAAAATACTTATCCATACCAGACATACGCTTTACAATTTCAGCTGGTGCTAAATCTAATTCAACTTCTTTACCGTCAGAATCCAAACCTTTGAACTTAGTTCTAGGAATGAGTTTGCCTGTTTTCTTACTATCCTCATCGACTTCATCAACAAGCCGAGTACTAGGTGATAATAATGCAACAACCTGATCGGTATCAAAAGCATCTTCAACAACACTAGCGGCAATAATAGCATTATTTATGGTCTGTGCTGTGTAACGACCTTTCCATAATGACGATTCATCACTCAACTCTTTCAAAGCTTTATCGTGATTTTTCTTAGTCTTGCCTTTTTCATCACTAGCTAACTGTTCTTTAGTCTTGTAATCAGATCTCATATCTTCTAGCTGCTGATTTACTGCATCAAGTTGATCTTTGTCTAACTTACCTTCATCCCGAAGTCCTTCAAGACTAGAAATACGTTTAGCTGATTTACTCTCAGCTTCACGACGTTCTTTAGCTACAGCAGCGTTAACCTGTTCTTGAGTAAATGTTCCCTGAGAAGCCTCTTCAGGAAGATCATCTTTAGGAAGATCCTCTTTAGGAGGGTCATCAAATACAGGTCTAAAACTAGCTGGTGTAATAATTAATTTCTTCATAATACATTCCTTACCCTACAGTTTTTTTCTATAGAGATATAAGTGTAGGTTCTCATATCTCTGTTCCCGCTAGGAAATGCGGTTGAGGGTTATACTTGATTGCCTAAGATAGGGCTTTAACAAATCCCAAGCTTCCGCACTTGGGATGCCCGCCATATAATGCGGTGAGTTACCTTCTTTATATTCTGTTTTTACTCTAGCATAAGCTTGAAGCTTATAGTCAGCTTGATTTCTTAAATCATTAACTGTTGTACCATTTAGAAACTCTACGCTTAATAAAATACACGCATCTATAATATTACTAGGAACAACAGTATCTCCATCCCTAGGGAATTCAAGAACCTGACTGTCAACAGTCTTATTATTCTCGAAATTTAGTCTATCTATTGCTTGTGTTGCCATATTCAACACTTGAGTCTTGGCTACTTCATCTGCAGCTGTCCAAGCCGTATCAGGCAATCGTTGAGCTAGAAAAGTATCAGCTTCACCTACGTTTGCAACGTAAGCTGTTAAAACTGTACTACCTACATCAATTAGATCCATTTCACCCATTATACAACCACCTCAATATCTACGCCACCTGCGTACCCAGCTAAATATTTCGTAAAATAATAGCTCCCAGGGTCTAAGTTAAATGTTATATTACCAAAAACATCAGTATAGCCTTTAGCTACTTTATTCAAGCCAGCTGCGTCTGTTGTAGCTACGACATATACGTTTGCCAATGGCAGTCCTGCTGATGTTACATTATAAATATGAGCTACTGAACCATATCCAGGCTCACCTGTTGATGCTTCAAAAATATCTGCTGAGTCAGCTGGAACATTATCAGAAATATAATTTATATTGTCTGCAGGGTAGATTTCTACAATCGAAGCACAAGTATTAGGTGTATCTCCATCGTCAGCACTATTACTTGATGTGACTTTCAAAGCTATTAATTCATCAACTCTAGCATAAAATTCGCCTGTATAAAAAATCATTGATTCATTATACATAGATCCAGGCTTCCACGTAACTGGGCGTCCAGTTGTATCAGCTATCATCGTACGTATTGTCTCTGTACCTTGATATTGTGATATCACGATATTATCAATCTGTACTTCCCTGCCGTTCCAGGCAAAAAACTTAAGTTGGGTCACTGGTCCACCGGGATGGCCAGAGTCTTTTTCTGTCCAATCAATGTCGGTCCATACCGCCACACCGTCAACGGTCAGGCTCATGGTTTTACTATTACCAAACCATTCTAACTTCCAAGTGCCCCATTCGTTGAAATTCACCACCGAAGCAACAGCGTTTGCGCCGGTTCCGATGTGATCACAAACATCGGGTTGCGTCGCCCAGCCGTAACTGATATACAAATTGGCAAACACCCAACCTACGGAGGTCAGGACTTGCACTAGAACTCCGCCACCAGTAGGTATATACGCGTCAAACTCCAGGGTACCGGTAGCATGCTGACTCGCTACAGGAATGTCCATTTTTACCTGCTCTTCACTATCAAGCTTCAGTACATTTGACGTATTCGTTCCTGAGCCAGCAATGATCGTTGGCAATCCGCTTAACGTCGTCCAAGGCGCTGTATTCAAATTAGACGTTTCAACATTGGGAGCGTCGAAATCCACCGTATGAGGGTGGATATGGTCATCCTGATCGATCCAGAATATACGAGAACTCTCAACCATTATACCCCTTTCGGTCAGATCGGCTAAATCAGTTTGGTATAATATGTAATTAAATGTCGTGTCTGCGGGTTGTGAATCATCCATATCTGTTATTTTAACACGCATAACGTACTTACCGCTTTTAGATGGATTCCATCTGAACAATACAAATGCTGATGCATATAATCCATTACTAGGATTAGTTTGGGTATATATTGGTATCATTATATTTTAAACCTTTCTCGTAATTTTTTAGTGTACCATCTAACTTCATCTTGATTACATGCTTTTTCTACGCAACCAAAGTAAGCTATTTTAAAGTTACCACAATGTAATTCCTGATTATCTGAACTGTAAATACCACGACTACCCATAACTAAAGTGTTATAGTATTCTGTATCCCAGTGAGAATTTACTACCTGACCAGTTTCAGGGTGATCAGGTGAATCAATGTCAGAAATACCATTTATATAATATCTATCACTGTTACCATAATAATCAATACGACTATCACCAGCATGATCTATAGCAAGACCACTAGCTGATGCAAATGTTAAAGCATGCACTTCCCACTTATCAACATGATTAGGATATACTTGACCCCAAGTTTTTTGAGCACCTACTATTCCAGAGTAAGCTGAATAATTCATTAATTCAGGATCGTGACTTGTTCTAGGATTCATGATTCTACGGTATTCATCCCAACCATTACCACTAGGTCTTTGTGCCTCAATCAAAGGCAATGTTGGACAATGGTCACCATAAATACTATCTAAAATAAAATTACCTGAAGGTAAAGGCAAACTTGTTGTATCATGAAGTGAAACAGAATTTAAAACAAAGAAAAAAGTTTCGGGGTTTCTTCGTAAGTGAGGATTTTCATCTGTTGGTGTCGGGAACAAACAAGCCATTTGCCTAAGTGTTGAAGTACCATCGTTGTCAAAATGAATACATGGCTGATTCCCTATAGCAGCTTCACTAGGAATATACAATGGGGCATAAGTTTGTAAGTCTGCAGGTGGTATATTTGTAGCATCATCGCCTGTTGAATAATTAACAGGTGCTTTCAAGGCAAACTGATATTTGTTTCTACCTTGATCGTCCCATGTCTGAACTCTATCACTACCATTTACAGTAACAGATGTTTGAACTGTAGTGTCCCACTCAAAACCTATTGGACCTAGATCCCCTAAATCCTTTTTATTAGATACTATTAATCTTTTTTTAGCAGGTAATGAATTCAACTCTGTACCTAAACAATTAAATTGTTGTACATTAATATCTGCATACCATCTTCCATCTTTGTAATAAGAATTAGGCTCAATGTCAAAAATATAGTAAGCAGCCTCGTTTTGTCTAGCAACACCTGTGGACTCAAAAGTTATCATATTAGATCTTAAAGGGTAATGTGGGTAGCCTTGATCCATAATCATAGTAGGCACACCAAGCATAGGTGCAGTATGTATATGCCCACTTAAATGACCTTGAATATTATACTTTTCGGTTGATAATCTAAATACTTCACGTTTACCAGCTACTTGAGCACCTGGAGAATGTATTACACCAAAAGCAAAATTTATATGCATAAATGTATCATCGTGGAAACTACCATAATGGCTAATTAGTATAATTGGAAGATCTGTCGTATCCAAATCCTCTTGAAGCCAGCTTTTAGTAGAGTCAACACCTGAGCCTGCTTCAACACTTTTACCAGTACAAACAGCAAAATGTATACCATCAATATCTACACTATAGCTAGTAGCAGGATCACCCGTCCAATCACTATCTGTATTCTTATTATTTAGCTTAGATTTATCAAATCCTATCTCATCATAGTATAGGCTCCAGTCATTAGCACTATTAGTATAGTGATTGTCAAAAACTGCAAACTCATGATTACCAATCACATGATACATATCTCCAGTATAATTCTCTCTAATAGCATCGACACCATTCTTAGCGTCATCATTAGTAACAGTTGTATGCTGTGCATCTACTAAATCACCTAATTCCCAGACAGTTTTTACACCTGCTTTTTTCATAGCTAAACCAAAATCGCGGCAACGCTGAACACCATTACTATACCAACGGTTATCATGTCCAGTTTGACTACCCCAATAGCGATCATGAGGCTCAGTAAAAGCTTCATCAGTTGAGGATATGTAATTGCCACTGGCTTGGCCCACATGAATGTCTGTTATGCATCCAAAAATCATTTAGCGTCACCTCTTTGTTTATCTTTAACAACACTATCTTCATCAGTTTCTTTACTTAAGGCCTTTTCTTCTTGCCCTTCCTTAATTGGACTTTCCGACTCGTCTTTATTACCATCGGGACGTGATTTTTCTTGGGCTTCTTTGATTCTGGCAATACGTTCGGCATGATCTGTTTTTGCTTTTTCAACACTACCTTCGGGGTAATTACGAGCAAGAGAGGCAGTCTCCAAATCCACGAGACCAGCTTCAATATCTTTAATAAGAATTTCAGGGTCAACATCAATGACTTTTGCACTATCTATCTCCAAACTAATTTTCTCTAATGTAACTGAAGTAACTGTACTACTCAATAAGATTGACGCAATCTTTTTACATAATTCTATCTTGTAACTCCGCGACGGTGAACTATGTAGTAACTTTTTAAGTTCCTCAGCTTCTTTTCTAAGATCTTGATCACTCTTAAGACTATATCGTCTAGGGTATGTAATTGTAACTTCTTCTGAAGTATTCTCATACATTCCCCAGATTCGAGCAATCGTTCGTTCAAGTGTTTCAAGCTCTAAGCCAATATAGGATAGTCCAGCTTCAAGACCTTGTTGATCATGGTCTTTACTTTCTGCTGAGGCCATTTTAGGGGCAACATTAGTTAAAGCTAAATGAGTCAATTGTCTAATATCAAATTTTAATTGTTCTTGTTTCTTCATACTAACTTCAAGAGGCTCAGGACTTGGATGTATAAAGTCTGGTTTTTCAGCACCCATAGCATATTCACGTCCACCACTTACACCTGTTGACCTACTTGTGTCTTTGGCATTATTATCTGTCACCCCTGAACCGTCACTATTTTTAAGATAAGCTGAATTCATTCTTTGATCGACCTGCTCAACATAGAATGGGTAATTACTTCTTAAAGCATAACTCATATCTGATGATGCTAAATTAGTGTGAGCAACCTGATAATCAGCTGTATCTGTCATTAGACTGTCTGTTAAACCAGCAATAGCAAAAGGTATCATTTCTAAATCTAAGATTGTAGTTTCCGATGATTCCTCGCCAGCGATATCAACCTGGACACCGTCGGCATTATAAAAATTCACAGTAACTACACCGTCAGTGGATTTATACAATCTATATAAGTCAGACTGACCATCAGGTAATCCTGATTCTTTATCGTAAGTATTGATAGTATCTTTAAGTAGAAGTAGTGTGAAGTAATAACCCTTGTCATTATAAGCAATGTCCCAAGTCAAGATGTCTTCAGCTTTATAGGCATAAAGATATGGTCTTTTATTAACTTCATTAGCTCTATTGGTACCATCAATTACAGGCATATCCACATACACACCTATCTTGGCTTTAATTAATAATTGTGGTAATATTTCTCTACCAATAAAAGCATTCATGCTTGCACCGTTGAGATCGACACCACCCATTAAGCCTAGAAAAGCTTGCTTATATGAGTCGCTACCACCCTCACGTGTGATTGCTGAAATCCGTTGGAATATTGAGTTTTTAACCTCATTAATAGCACCTTTAGCAAAAGCTGGACAATAAGAATATTTCTTTCTGATATCGAAAGCCGTCGTAGACTCACGCTCAGAGAACTTTTCTACATACTCTTCAACAAAAGACTTGCCAGCTGTGTATGTTGCCTCATACTTTCTCCAGTCTGTAATCTTATCCTTATATTCGGGATGTCTTGCATCGACAATAATACTCATAATGGATTTCCTATATTTTTAGGTGCTGACATTTTAGCTGCTAAAGGTAATGCTATCTCTGCATAATTATTAGCGTGTGCGAAGTGATCATCAGCTACGTTTATATATTTTGCAATGGGATTACCATTACTGTCAAATTCAGGTTTTCTTACTAATGCTTTCATGTGCCCTCTATATTCAGCTGTGATTTCATCTTGCAGTGGTAATTTAATAGAATTATTATGTACCCTTCCTAATGAAGCGTCTAGCCATGATGTTCTATCAACAGTTACAGAATATTCTAATTCTTCGCCTCTATCGTCTTTTGTTTTACTAATCATTTTACCATTAATACTGTTACCATAAAAACAAACCCAAACATGACCAAAAAAAGCGTCAGCAAACTCATATGCTTTTCGGCGTTCAGGATTAGCGTCAATAACAACAGCGGTAGGACGTTGACGTCTTACAATCTCATGTAAATCACTAAAATCCATAACCTTACCAATTTCTATACAACGACAATCACTAGCTATATTGACATCATTGCTTTGTCTAACAAACTTGTATTCATTGACAACATAATGGAGCCAACGACCAACGTCAATGCCCATTGTGACTATAGTATTTTCCTGTGGTTGTGATCTATTTTTATGTTCACCCATACAACTGTTAAGTTGAACGTCATCGATTCTTGCGCCCTTAACAATATGAGGTAACCCTAATTTACTGTTAAAGAATTCTTGTTCATGCGCAGCATCTGTTTGACTCTGTAAGAATGATTCAGCCAATCTCCATGGCTCAATTGTGCAGCTGTATAATTGATTAATGTGATAGCCCCGATAAGCCGAAACCATACCTTCTTTAGGGACCCACTCCCCACCAGCTAAAAACTCTGGCTTATCTTCGTGATTAAGACGTTGATCACACTCCTTACATTTTAGAAAAGTATCCTTTAGGTTTGGGTCAAAGGGACTATCACCTGTAATCTCTAAACATTCGGGAAATTCTAATTGTGTGCTACGGTTACACGCTGGGCATTTAAAAAAGTAATGTCTTTGGTCAGACTTTTGGAAATAAGTATTAATACCATAGTCTGTTATTGTTGGGGTAGAAATCATCCATGTTTGTTTCTCAACCTGACCACTCTGTCTTTCAAACGCTAATGGAATATTCTCTTGAGTCATTTCGTCAACCTCATCGAAAACTAAAAAGCCGGCCGGAACAGACTTTAAGCCAGAGCGTGAGCGACTACCACGAATATATAAGGATACGCCGCCAGCACGCTTGTGACCTACGTTTTTTACGTCTGAGAACAGATGCTCAAGATAAGTGGATAATTCTAGGGCGGGATCAAACCGTGATGCAGAGAAATCAGACGCATCAGGATTTTTGGCAGGAAGGATATACAGTGCTGATATCTGACGGATATCAATCTTATAAAACGTCCTATTCAATACTGTTTCAGTATATGCCATTTGCGCTGCTTTTTGTCCTATACAGAACACGTGGTCTGTATCATGCATTTCACGTGTCCATGGGTGATGAGCAAAAGACCAAGGTCCTGGATATGGTGTTCCCATAACCCGACATTGCTCTGTCCATTTGCTACATTTACTTAAAGTCTTTCTTGTAAGACCTGTCTGTAAAGCCTCAAGAAATTGTATTTTTAGATTCATTTAGTAATCTTTTCATTATCGTAATAATCCCATCTGTGATTGCTTCAATCACATCAGGGTCCTTAATATTTTCTGCTATAACTTGAACTGTTTCAGTTCCAAGCTGAGTTACCTGGTTTTTATCCAGATACTGCCCCATGCTCTTTTCAATTCTCTGGCATGAAGATACAAGTTTTTCAATCTTCATACATAAGTCACTTATGCCACCTGCTTGAGCAATTAAGTCCAAGTCAGTTGCTATACTATTGAATTTCTCTTCCATCAAGATTCGAAGAATCCCAATTTCTTCTCTCAAGCTTTTTACATTAGGATCATTGGCAAACTCTTCTAGTCGTGCTTGAAATTTGGACAAACGATAAGTACGAATACTTTGTTTCTCGTTTGATAGTGCTATGTTAGCCCCACCATGCTTAGGACATCTTTCAGTACCTTCAACAGACTTAAAGACACAATGCTCAAATTGACATCTAGTGGGGTCATTGGCTTTCGTTTTAGTTAAGGTATGTTGCATAATATACAAGTGACTATAAATCAATTAAATCGGCAGAGGAATATTTGTTCGACCATTTTTTAAGTAGGTGATATGATTCACTGAATCAAGGGTAAAGAGATAAAGGTTAAGTATCTTGATTAAGATGTTAAGTATCTTGATTCTTGGTTCTTGGTTAAGATGTTAAGTATCTTGGTTCTTGGTTAAGATGTTAAGTATCTTGGTTCTTGATTCACAAAATCCGAAAATTTCAAAATGTCGATTTAGAAAATCTGAAAATTTCAAAATGTCGATTTAGAAAATCCGAAATACAGATTGTCGGTCCACCACTCCCTGCAGGAATGTAGACTATGTGCTTAAAGACTAAAATTTGACCCCTACACTTTAAGTCTTATGCTCTAGAATGGCTCAGTTTGCCTTGTATTGCAATAACTACTTTTTAGGTACTATAGTATTAATAGGGGTGAGATAATGCAATACAGGGGAAAGCCTTTTAGCTGAAACCGCTGTAAGTCCTTATATAGCAAGGACTTATGACGATTTTTGAAGAGGGCAAATTTTATTTCGAAATAAGCAATGATTCGCTATAAAGGCTAAAATGTATATCTATAGCAAACTATGCAACCTGAGCCAACCTGAAGCAAAATAGAGGGTATTGCTATAAGTCCTTATGTAGCAAGGACTTACAATTGATTTAAGAAATCTGTTGTAAGTCCTTATGTAGCAAGGACTTATAAATACTACGCTTTGGTAGGTATTATAAGTCCTTGCTACATAAGGACTTACAACACTATACGCTATAAATGCACGCTTTAATGCAAAAAGTCCTACCATATGGTAGTTTTTTCAATAGTTGTAAGTCCTTATGTAGCAAGGACTTACAGCACTATACGCTCTAAACCCGAATGAGTCCTACCATATGGTAGGTTAATCTCATAAGTCCTTATGTAGTAAGGACTTATGAATATGATTTCATAAGTCCTTGCTACATAAGGACTTATGAATTATATGCAAGAACCATGCCTAAAAAGCGTGCCACAAAAAGATTTTTCATAAGTCCTTATGTAGCAAGGACTTACAGCAATTTTATTTTTTATTTTATTTTATTTTACTGTTTTGGCATGGGTGGCATGGCGCTTGCAATACTTCTACTAGTGCCACGCTTTGCGGTGTGACATTAGTTTTGGCGGTAAAGGACGTAACCAACAATAGTTGGGGATAAAAAATACCGCTTTAAAACAGTAATTAGACTATATAGAAGTCGGTTATAATCTCGCAGGAGACAATATAAATTTTATCACTTAGTTGCGCAACCCTCACGACATCGAGGGCAAGAAAATATCGAAAATTAATATGAGTAATGAGGCAAGCGGTAAAATGAATTATTGAGGTGGCAAGCAAACCAATGCCATATAGTAAAAAGCAACAATTGTTGCAAGGTTATGGTATATTCCGATTATATACCTACGTCCGACGAGGACGTTAAATTCTATAGCCTCTAGGCTTACGAAATTTCGATGGAGTGTCGTAGACTTTACGCTTACAGATTGTGAGCTACATATGACGAAAGCACAATTACGCAAGGCACGCTTTGCAAGTAAACGTATGTCTACAATGACCCCTACCCCTAATTATTATCGCCCTACCGTCAATCGTGAATTATCGGACGTAAGGCAATGGTCTAGGGGTAGTGGTGACCATTATGAAGTATTTACGCAGGATATCAAGAGATATAAAGCTATACACGTATATCAAAACGATACCATACCATACCACTTACAATGGTAACTAACCCCTTTTAGTAAGCGTGAAGTCTACGACACTTAAGAACCAATTATCTTACGTCTTATACTCGTAGCGACAACAGCATACCCCTTAACGTGCTAGCTATGACTAACGGCCTTGTATTGCAATAGTTGCCGAGCAGTCTCAGTGCGGAAACCAGCTGACAGCTACTCTATAAGACGTACGATTATTGGTTCTTAAGCGTAGACTCTACGGCACTCAACGATAGTCTAGAACCGAGAACCTTGGTTCAGATACCTACCCCTGAGCAACACGTGCATTTACGTGTACGTGTTGCCTCTCTTAGGTATTCGAACCTTGGTTCTCGGTTCGGCAAGGGCTAGGACACAAGACACTTATCTTACAAAGGTAGGTATCTTATGTATAAAACAATAAAAACTAACGTAATCTACTTCAAAAGTGGCTACGATACCATTGGCGAGAGTATTTCCAACGGCAATGGTGACGTAGACTTTCAAGAGATTATTCCAAGCCCCTTAGTTACCAACAACCTTGACTGGTTTCGTGATAATTGGAACACTCCAAACAACGCTTTTCATACTGTTTGGGGTGAAGGCTACGTGCAATTCGATACGTTCGAGTGCGCACCTTATCCAATTTTCAACAAGCTACTACTAGATTTTATAAATCTGGAGTTCGTTTGTTACTACACTGACCATATAAGTAATTGTGGTATCATTGACTGTACCAATGGCATAGTAAGTCATTGGCAACCATCAAAAGCCCTTAGTGGTGCTGTCAGCAACTTAGTTGACTTCCGCTTAAGTTATAAATTCCTCAAACACTTGTCCGCTTTTTAGTCATTAACTTCTAAGTGTCTTGTGTCTTGGCTCTTGCCTGCATAAACATTCTATCTTCTCTCTGGTACGTACATTTGCGTGTATTTGTTAGGGCGATTGATTAAATCAAATGTATAGGCTATCGTAGGTTAGGCTTTACTTTCACTTAATTTATAGGACTACGTCCTTGAAAGTTGGTAAAAGTAATATGGCTAAACAATCACGTAACGATCTAGAACTTGCGAACTTAATGTCGATGAGTCAAGAAGAGTTCAATGAGCAAAGTCGAATTACGGGTGTTCCAATTCATAACATTCCGTTTGAAATGAAGCTCGTTGACATTGATGACTTCACCGCCATTTCGGGCTGGCAACCTCGTGACCGCACTGATGCTAATGTTTTACTTCAAAGTATCCTTGCTACTGGTTTAAGCACTCCGCCTAAAGTTAATCATACCAAAGATGGTATCTTTCAAATGTTGGACGCTCATCATCGTATAGCGACATTGAAGCTAATACGTGATGAACACCCTGAAGACTGGGTACGCCTTGGTTTCAATGAAGGTATTAACACACAAGTGTATACTGCTCTTGAAGCTGATAACGTGTTCAACTTACGAAATGACTCATCAAGATTTCAACAATCACTACGTGATGCAATTGAAGTCTTACACGTATTGGAACAGTATTACGTGAAAGGTATGTCTGATACTCAAGTGAGAATTGCTCAGTGGCGTTTGATAGTTGAAGTATTATGTTCAACCCCTACGAAAATGTCGTTATATTCACAATGGCGCACTCATACCGTTGACTCGAAACGAGAAATGCAAAATAGTATTATGACGGCTTGTCGGGGACATATGCAATTATTACGGGACGCTTGGCGTGTTCCTGACTTCGTAAGAAGTCATTGGGAACAAGGTGTTCGTGGTCTACCCCTGAAGCACGACCTTGAAATGAACTTTATCGAGTTCTCAGACTCTTCGCCATTGGCTTACAAGTTAAAGGCAAAAGATTTGGCTACTCTGGTTAAAGCTCATGAAGCTGACGTGAAACAGGATAAAGAGGATAACGACTTCTTGGTGTCTAAACAGACTCCTGGGAAAGGTGTCCTCATGGCATATGCCAAGATTATGGCTAAGGTCGACTCTGATAAGTTAAATCCACCTGATAAACCTTTATCGGCTCAGGTGATTAAAACTCATCAAGATGAAACCAAGAGCAAGGTTGGTAAAACTCTGTTCAATGCCGTTCTTGGTAATCAAAATGCCATTGCTAACTTACCCTCACTGTTAGATGATGTTCTACAGTCTGAAAAAGCTCATAAAATTGACCATGATTTCATGAGTCAGATTGAAATTCTCATTGGTGGGCGTAAGTATGCGTTACCTACTGTTGACCGTAACGATATCTTAGATATTGTACGTACAGCAGTTGATACATTAGTAGTACCTGAAGCTAACGTGCCTGAAGCTAAGGACGTTACAGCTAATGATACTCCGTCTAAAAAGTCAGTTAAGCGAAAACTGGCTAATAAGGTGTCCAAGTAGAGGCACTAAATAAATAACTAAGTAAAGCCTATCCGTTGAGTGTCTAAATTACCCCTTACAGTGTCTTGTTGACATTGTAAGGGTTTTTTTTTGATTTAAAAAATCAGCCCATAACTGTCAAATTACGATAGTTGTGGGCTTTTTTTGATTTAAAAAATCATATTCGTGTGACTTGATTTGTCCAATCTAATTCATTGGATATAATCGCCTCGTAAACAGTTCCTACTCGTTTTTTCGCTAAATAATAATCTACTACTGTCTACAGCTAATAATAGCACTTAAGTGTAGTGTCATCAGTACCTTCTACTACTTCTACTACTTACTACTACTTTTAATAGAGTATATTATAGGGAAAATATATTTAAATTATTACTATAGGGTTTCACATTATTTCCAGTTGTAGTAAATAGTAACCCAAGTGTAGTTACTATTTAAAATAAGGTTACTAATTGTAAACCTCTCAGAACGGGCTACAATGCACAACCACTTACATCGGGGTAAAACTACTGGGGTCTATAGTTACGTCCTTCATGGGGCTGTCAGCACTATTAGAAGTGATCTCAGCAATAGTGCTGGTATCTCTAGGTTCAGAGCCACCACTATGTTTGCCCAATTTCCGAGTATCTTGATTTATTAAATCACCCTTCTCCATATCCCACCACTTTGGCTGAATACAAGCACGCATTTCGTAGACAGCTCGACGGTTCGGGAACTTAATCACAATCCCCTTATCAGTATATAACACGTCATCATATGTATAGTACCAAGTACCATCAATATTGATTTGTTGAATCATTCTACAAATCCTTTCTGTAAGTTCTTAAAGCTAATCTCTTAACTGTTGTTATAAAGCGAAGGTAACAAATGTCCTCGGCTATTAGTAAATCCATATCTTCGGTGGGTGTAGTTAGCATATCAGCTAGACAACACATACTCTCTATTGTAGAGAGAGCTAGGTCAAGGGGCTCATATTCTAGTTCATACGCAAAGTTAGTAGATGCCATTCTTAGCTGTGCCTCTACGAATACCTTAAATCCATTGGTATCTTCAAATTCATATTCTGCCCATTCAGGGTCAAAGTCTGATAAACATACACCTCGTAAGTCTAAATATAATTCATGTGTTAATGGTTTTATCTTCATGATGTCACCTGCCTTCTCTGAAACGGATTGGGAAAGGCAGTAGACTCTACTGGCTTTAAATGACTATAGTCAGCACACTGGGGACAACCTACTATACTATCACC